TATAGTTACCTATTGTCCATGTATAATAACCATTCTGGTGCTCATTCATAAATGTAGCAGGAATAGTTGCAATGATTTGCTCATACCTTGCATTAACTGTACCGAATGCCCAATCGCTTGGCTGAATAGTTAACACAGCTTTTTGTGAATATTGTGATTTAATCACTAATGGATTTTGATCATCGATTAAACCAGGTTGATTAGTATAGAATACTACTTGTGTTCCGTTAATTACTGAAGTCATATAATATTGTAATGTTTCTATCTAGAAATATAAAAACAGCCTGAGTTGTAATAATGAAAAAAGGCCAGTATTTCTACTAGCCTTTCTCTTATAGATTATGTGTGAGGATTATGCCTCCACAATACTACCAGTAACTTCGAATGAAGGTTTCTCTTCCATTCCAGATATCGTTAATTCATAGCCATTTCTATCTCCGTAAGCAGTTCCAGATAAACTAGATCCTGCTGTCATGAAAGCTCCTCTTTCAACACCAACACTAAAATACTTAGCGTTATTGTCTTTAAATACCACAACCATATCAGTAGCTTGCGCCATTAATAAGATTTGGTCTCTTTTTGTAGCTTCCATTTTATTGAAAATCATGGTAAGAGCTTGGTCGTAAAATACCGTACCATTCTCTTGTGAAACGTTAATAGTTTCTGTGAACGAACTAGTCTGTCTTGGAACTTCAAAATCAAAGAAATCTGATGGTGTAAGAGCTGATCCTGCAACTGTAATCGCAGTGATAGTTCCATTAGTTTCAGTTATAGAGTCAACTGGCCCGTTAGAGATAAAGATCTTGTCGATACCTCCGTTAGAGTCGTTACAATCTAATGTAAAACCTGCTGTTAAATTTGAACATGCCATAGTGTATAGATTCTTTTTTTAAGTTATTAAAGGGACTCCATAAGGAGTCCCTATTGGATTATGCTAATTCGTTAGTGGCGAATTGGTCTACTTGCGATACTGCAACGCCCAACCTCCATTTTGCAATGAACTTAACAACGTCTTGTCCTTTGTCAAAAAAGAATTGTACAGTTGACATATCATCAGTTAAACCTGTTCCACCAACTATCATAGACGCAGGACCTGCAGCTACATAGTTAGATCCAGTTAAACCAGAAGTTTTTACAACTTTGATGTTAGCACCTGGTAATTCGAAAGATCTACCATCACCTTGGTCATAGTGGAAATAATTCTGAGCTACTAACGCTCTTCTTAGTGTGTTAAAGTTCGCAGGAGAAACGATCATAATTAAATCATCTCTATCTTTAGAAGCTTCATTGATACCATCAAATAAATCTAATGCTTGGTCTACAGCGTTAGCTAAAGTCCATGCAGCAGCACCAGCAGGAACAGTTGCTCCAGCAGCGGCAGTTACTTGATCTTTGATACCAGGACCTGTTCCGTCACCATCAATTAAGTATGCTTCATTATATTTAGAAATTCTCTCTACATAGTATGCAGCGATTACTTCTTCGAAAGGTACTGATTCTTGATCTGCACCAGCACTCATTCTTTGAGATAACCAGTAAGATCTTAAATCTTCAGGACATAAGTCCATTTTTACTTGCTTGTCTCTGATTGTAATGTCTACTTGTGAAAAGTTTACATCGCCTGAAGGGTTCCACCCACAAGCTAAATCAGCAACGTTTAAATCGCCATCCATTAAGTTGATAGCTACTGTTCCAGCTGAAAGTCCTGATCTTAAATCGATCTCTCCCATTAGGTCAGTGTTTAGAACTGCTTTAGCAATTAGGTCTAAAGAATTCTCATCTGTGTAAGCCGTTAAGGCTGTTAAATCAAATGCCATAATAGTTAATTTATATTTTTAATTAATTTACTTTTTACCTTTACGGATTGAGATTAAAGATTCTAATCTTCTTTCTGTTAAGGATTTTTGGTTTAGTGCATCTTGGGAGAAGGTGTTACGGACCTTTTTTGCAGCTGGTTCGTCAGCTACGTCATTAAATCTTGAAGTAAGAACTGATAGTTCTTCTTTAAGTTCCTTAATCTCTTCAGTGTATGGTTGTAAAAGATTAGCTACGCCTTCTAATAATTCTTCAGCGTCGAATTCTTTTTTCACTTCTTCTTCTTTAACAATCTCTTCTTCCATTTCTACTTCTTCTTTTTCTTTTTCAGAAGCTTCAACTTCGGGAGCTTGTTCTTCAATAGAACTGATCTCACCATTTTCACCTACAGTGATTAATAGACCTTCTGTAGTTTCATGAACTCCGGCTGGTGCGAATGGATCTTCTGATGCACCTTCTCCAGCTCTTACAAATAGGATTGCTCCATCTTGTAATTCACCTTCAGTGTACACTTCGGTTCCATCAACTAAAGTAGCTTCAGCAGCTTTTATCTCTACTGTTTCTTCTACTTTTTCTTCGGTTTCCATTTCAACCACAGTTTCTGTAGCAGCTCCGAGCATTACTCTAAGCTTACTAATTGCGTCATTTACTGTCATACGGTTAAATGTATTTTTAAGTTAACTTATCTAGGTTGATCTAGACAACTAGAAATATATATCTTGCTTCGATTGACAAAAGCCACGAAGGAGGAGAGGAGGGAAGGAAGAGGGAGAGTGGTTTACTTCTCTTTTTTGTCTTTATTAATAGCTCTAATACGAATTATATTAAGCGCTATACCTGTGACTAACAGTGCAAGCGTAAGTATTTCATTAATACCCATAACGGCCATTCCGCCGCCGGCTATTGTAGTTACTGTTGCAGCTGTATCTTTGATATCATTCATATTATTTTTTACTAGCTTTTTCAATAAAGTTACCAGCGATTGAAAATCCATTGAGGTCACCTTCTTTGATTTTGTTCCACGTTCCAACATCATTAATCTTATACGAGGCCATCCAAGTACCGCTAGGTACATTAAAACCTAAAGACTTAGACTTATCCATATCAGGATCTTCAACGATCCAGGATTCAAGTAATGTATTGTTCTGTGTTATATCGTCATCGTGATTGATGTCAGTATTGTTCTGTTTATTATATTCGAAAAACTTTTGTGCTATTTTCTTTACGGTATCTTTAGCAAAGAATACATGGAAAGGATTACCTTCTTCGTCTTTTCTTAGGATCATTTGATCAGGTATCATGCATGGCCCTACAACTATCATCTCATCGTCATCAGAGAAATGAAAGTGGCTAGAGAAAGCTCCACCTCTTGGCATTGAATTCATAGTTCTACCACCTTGTCCACTAACTCTACCTTTAGAAATAACTACAGTTTCTCTACCTTCTTTATAAACTTCTAACTCTTCCCAATAATGTTGGCAATAGTTTCCACCTTTAAAATCAAATAGACTATATGGTTGACCATCATGTCTGAATCCGGTGTTAATAGAAGTGTCCATAGATGTTATCTCTTCTCTTGTATAGATCTTATTCAAACGTAACATAGCTTTACAGAAGTTCCTCTGTGCACTAGGACCAGCATATCTATACTTAGTTTCTGGTTCTTTATCTGCATCTTGTCTACCAAGAATATCTAAACCAACAATACCTTTTAAATAATCACCAACATTTTCAAAGTTAGTTTTAGTACCATCAATAAATACCGTGTTCTCTATATCTAAGGTTTCACCACTATCTTGAGCCATTTGTAATATGAACTGTTCCATCTGCTCTTGTCTAATAGATTTAAGCTTATTAGAGGCCCATTCGATACCGCTGGTTCCACCCCAAGCGTCCCACATTAGTTTACCACAGCCTTCAGAATATGGTGTATCAGAGTTCTTCTTATGCCTAGCAAAACTTGCCATTCTAGCGATAGTATCTTCTGATATATTCTCACCTTTTGCAATTTGATTTGCTCTTGCTTTACCAACACCTGTACCGCAACTACCCCATCCATTTTCTTCTGCCCAATCTAAGGCTCTTTGTGCATTGTTCTTTGCACTTTCTGGATAATCGTTATATGATTCAAACTCCATATCATTCTCGATTGGAATACAATTAGGTACTTCTCTACCATTTTTGTTCTTGGTTCCATACGCAATATAACCACTTTGACATGGATTATCTCTTAAGAATTCATCTTCTTCAAATTTTAAAAAGTTTACACCAATAGCTGGTCTGTCGACAATAGACATTACGTCAACTCCTAAGTCTTCAAACTCAAGGTTTTCCCAGTCTATCATTAATTCTATTATCTTATTCATACTATAATCTTGCTAAATCATTAATTTTTGCATCAGCTTCTTGCTGATTTGTCATATCTTCTGCTACAACATAAGCTTTTATAACTGGAGCAGTACTGCCATTAGGTCCAACTGAATTAGGACCAACTGTATTATCTATTTCAGCATCTCCTTGAGCCGATGCTAAGGCTTCTGTAGGATCAAATGTAGGTATTGATGGTCTTGCAGGTGTACTTCCACCGCCTCCACCACTTGTACCTGGTGTTTTAGTAGCTACAATAGCCTTTACATTCGCTAAACCAGTTGCAACAGCTACACCTGCGGCTAATGCAGCACGTATAGGTGAGTCTGGTGTTAGTGTCATTTGAGATGTATATGCTTTCTGAGCTCCTAAATATGTAGAAATTGTAGCGGCAGCTACAGCAGCAGCTTTACCAGCGGCACTATCTTGTCCAATAAGGTTAGCAATAGCACTAAATGCACTTGCTGCTAATTGTAAATTATTTTCAGTTACTTGCTTTTGTAACAGTTCATCAAACTTAGCTTTTTCTTCGTTTAATTTTCTTGACTTACCATCATAGAATTCTTTTACTTTCTGCTTTTGTTCTTCAGTAGCCTTAAGTCTATCAAGTTCTTCTAAATCTTTTTGCTGTGCTAATTCTAATTCTGCTTGTGCTTTAACAAATTCGTTATCTATATCTTCTAGCTCCATTTCAGCTAGCTTATCACGTATAGTTTGCTTTCTAGCTATTTCTTCGTTCTCTAATTCTGCAGTTATCTTTTGTGCATCAAGTCTTCTTGTTTCTAGGGCTGTTTCTGCATCAATACGTGTAGCGATAGCTTCTGCTAATGAGGTCTCTAACTCTTCTCTCTTTTCATAGTTACCTTCTTGTGAGATTTGTAACCTTAAGTTCTCTTCTTCTAAACGAGCTTGTTCAGCAAGATTTTCTGCTAACTTAACTTGTGCTTCACCTACCTTTTCTAGGGCTTCTTTTCTTTCATCATAGGTTCTATTAGTATCTTCAGCAATCTTTTGTTGAGTTTCCATCTCTTTGTTAAGAAGTGCATTATCAACTATTAATTGTTGCTGTGCATCTCTAATACCTCTAAACTGATCTACTAATTTAGTGGCTACTTCAACTGCTTCTTTAACTTCAGCTACTACAGTCTTACCAAATTCTACAGTGGCTTCTATTGCATCACCTACTTTTTCTGTAATATCTTCTACACCAAGTACTACTTTACCTACTGCATCTGCTGCAATCTGTCCAGCTTCACTAAAGTTACCACTAAACAGCGCAGATATAGCGCTACCAAGTGCAGGGATGAGTTCTAAGAGACCTTCAAACCTGTTCATTATATTTTCTTTAATGGCATCTGCAAAGTCCATCAGGGCTTCTTTAGGAGAAGTGAATGCCCATATAATCTTTTCACCTAATAGAGCAAAGAAGTCCATAACTTTACCAGTTATGATACCTAAGGCTTCCATTGCAATGGCTAGCTTTCTACTTCCTTCTTCTGAATTTTTAAAGTAACTAAATAATGATGTAAGTGCAATCAATAGAGCTCCAATACCTGTGGCTGCTATCGCACCTTTAAGACCTTTAAATCCGGCTGTTGCTCCTTTAATACCAGCTTTCATATCTTCGAAAGCTTTCTTACCTTTTGCAAGTATCGAATTCTCTTGTGCTACATTCTTGGTTTCTTTACCAAGATTCTTCATCTCCTTTTGTAATTCCTCTACGGACTTTACTTCCTTCTCAATACCATCAATGGTAAATGTGATTTTAACTTCTTGTTCTGCCATACTATTTAGAAATATAATTGTTGACCATTTTGAATTAGCAAGATAGGTTTACCGTAATTATACGAGTCACCTCTTTGCTTCATCTTCTTTGTTGGCAGTTCAAAGTTTAACCAATATAAACCTTCTTGCCATACTCCACCAAATCTTTGATTAGCTCTAGCTCCACCTCTATCTACGGGTTTAGCCATATTAACTCTAATAGGTGGCTTAGTTGAATCCCAATCTTTGCCCAATGGATGTGTGCTATAATATGCATCCCAGGGTCCCATCTTCTTCATTTCTTCTAAAAGATACTTAATATGTACAGGATCATATTCACCCCATATACATGCATCTATATCTGGCGTATCCCAGTCTCCTGTGATTCCTCCAAATATAGTTAAATCGTAATCTTTCCAATCTAAATCCATGATTAGTTCTACATGACCCCAGAATTCTTCGTCTCTTAATCTCATATTGTTATATTATATTTGCGCTACAAATATGTATGGTGTGTTAGTACCGATATTTTGTAGTTGATTTTCGAATAGGTTTGTTGCTGGACAGAAACATGAGCTAAATGGTATTTGTAATGCATCGCCTAAATTATTAGCGTCATAATACCAATCACTTTGATTACACGTGTTATCTTGATCCATTGGAACTAAAGTACCAGGTGTTGTTCCGTATATCGATTGTAAAGCTGCCCAATCTCCATCAAATACATACCATCCATCAGTAGGTTCTGCAGGTGAATTACCAGAGTTAACTCTAATAACTACTACATCTATATCATCTCCAACCGTTTCTCCTTGACATAATCCACCAACTTGCCATTCTTGAATGTATGAGATATCTGAGTTAGGTATTACTACTTGACAACTAACAAGCGGTGAAGCTGTAACTGTACAACCATTTGCATCTGTAAGAGTAAAGGTATATGTAGCACTTGCAAGACCTGTTCTTGTAAATGATGTATTACCATCAGTCCATAAGATACTATATGGTGCCGTTCCACCAACACCAGCAATAGTTACTGCACCATCTGAAGTATAACAATCAGAAGGTTCTGTAATCGTTGCAGTTGAAGTTAATTCACTTGCACTAGATTGAGGTACGGTTACTTGTACACTATCTGTTCTACCTTGATTATCTGTAAGAGTAATTGTATAAGTTCCAGGAGTTTGATTTTGAATTAAACCAGGACTAATGTTAAATGTACCACTATCACCTGATGTACTTGACCAACTAACAGGATAGTTAACTGGTGAACTAAATACAAAGGTAATTTGTCCATCAGCTCCATTAAAACATAGAGGACCTGCAGGAGTTACAGTATAACTTAGAGCATCTGTAGCTTGTCCTACTGGTTTGTAATCTATTAACTTAATTAATTGAACTTTAACAGGACCAACAGCACCAATCTGTGCATCGTTAATTGATTCAGGTCTATAATAAGCACCATCTACAAATACTATATCATCAAATGAGAAGTTTTGTAAGTCTACATTATTTAAAGTAAAATAAGCTGTTACTCTTCTGGCTCTACTATTATAGAGAGATTGTACGTAACCACTCCAATAAGTTGTGTATAAGTCTAAGTTAGTTGATAAACCATCAATTCCACTTACTTGGCTACCCCAATAGGGTACATCAACATTCCAGTTTAACACCTGAGTGTCCTGGTCCATCGGCCATGTGTCGTATGAAGATACTAATGGGTATTGGGTAAAGTGTTGGCCAGCGCCTTCTAAATGCCAGTGATAACTCGTTTGACCTACATCTTGTAGACCATTATAGAATAACAATCTTGACTTAGGTTTAATAGGATTATTTTGTCCATCATTCTTAACCACTAGTTGAGGTATAATAAACTGTGATGTATTAGGAGCTCCTTCTATTTGTGATAGAGGAGTAGGAGCCCAATTAGTTTCAATCTTTCGAGTACCTTTTAGTAATTCATTACCACTATCAAACTCTAAATAACCAAATACATTCTTATATGCTTGTGTATGGTAGATATTAATCCAATCACCATCATCTTTATGTTTAAATTCTATTTCATCGCTCTGTGTATTGAATAAGGGTTCAATTACAAAGTCTTTATCTCTCATTAATTTGTCTGACCAATCGTATAAATCACCACTAGCGATATAGTTAATGAAAGGTTCTATAATAAAGTTCTTAGCATCTAAAGGATCTGGTGCCATTACCAATCTAAATGTAGTTAAGATATCTTTAATAAAATCTATTTGTTTGTAATCACAATCAAGTGAAGCATTAGGTAGTGAATTACCAGGTGCACTGACTACTTCAAACTCTTTATTTCTAAATACTGATTGTTCGATGTATTGTGGGAATTCTGTTTCACCATAAACTGTAACCTCATCGCCAAGAGCAAGAGTAACAACAGCTTGTACACTAATAGTAGTTCCAGCTCCACTACCCCAAGAGCCAATACTTAAATCAGCACCGTTTTTTTGTAGTTTAAGTCTACCTGCTATGTTTGAGAATGGTGGTGATTGACCACCTTGACCAGCATAGAATGCTTCTGCTCTAATTATATAATTACCTGCAACTGGTGCTACATAGTATGAACCACTTGCTTCAGGAATATATTGATAGTTTTTACCATCAGTAGTATTTGTATTACCACTTGAAGGATCGGCAACTGATTCGCCAATGTATAATTCACTATCTCCACCTTCATCGCTAGAATCTGTAGCTACCATAATATTAGTAGAGTTAGCATCAAGGCTAAGACCTACTTCAGCTTCATTACCAAATGCACTAAGATATACTTGTTTAAAGAATGCAGAGTCTAAGAAAGTAGAAGTAAATGTATAGCCTGTGTTATCAAAGATTTGACCAAAGCATTTTCTGGCTCTAATCATAGGCTTCATTCTTTCTACTTCTAGTGGATGACCATTACTTGTAAAGTTATTTCCAGTTCCACCAACTGCTACTTTAGTTAATTCAGCATTTCCATTCTCATCATATTCGTTACCAAATTGAATTAAAGGATATAGAACATCTCCATTCTTAAGACCATCTGTTAAGTTACCTTCAGGATATGCATCCCAACTAGCTTCTATATTAGTTGCATTTACAGTGTGACTAAGATCTTCCATAATAAGACTACACATTGAAGCATCTCCAATGGCACTAGAGAAATCTCTTGTTTCTCCTAAGAATATAATCTCATAGTCTATCTTATCTTGTGAACCATTAACAAAGATACGTTGTAATCTAATGTGTCCTTGTCTAAACTCTGCACCATCTACTATGATTTCTGCAGGTTTCTTAATAGTAACATCATAATCAATACCATCGATAAGAAAGGCATGTTTAAAGAATATGTTATTAGCACTTGTTGCAGGAACTCTAAATGTTCTAGAAAATACTGACTTAGCTTCTGCATTTGTAATATCTTCAACTGATAGGTTAAGTTTAATTGGTTGAGTTTCATAAAGATCTAACCAATATTGAGTTCTTTTAGACGAATCGTCGTATACTTTTAATTGAATCATATTATCCTCTTTGTGATTTCATATTGTTAGCTAACTTGAATTTAATATCGTATTGGAATAGCTTGTCTTTTCTATAAGATTTTTCAGTGTAGCTTGCACTTGTAATATTACAACCAAAGAAATAAGCTTCATATCCAGCTGGAGCTTGTTGTCCTAGTCTAACTCTAACATCTGGTGAGTTAAACAAACCTTCTAAGTAATCTGCTTCTTCGTCTGACATATATCCTGTGTTAGCACTAAAGGTTTCTTGTATTTCTTGTGAGTAAGTTGTAAAGCCTCTAGCACCAGACGTAGTTGCGTAGCTTGTGGAGTTATAATCTACTGTATTGGCTAAGAAGTTATTAGCTCTTCTTTTTGTTGATCTTACATTCTTTTTAGTAAATGTATAATAGTCTCTAAAACCATACGAGTTTAACCAAGAGAATTGTATGTGATCGTAGTCTAAACATTGTGTTGGATTAACTACTGCACCTCTACCAAAGATTCTATACATCTGAACCCAATGAATTGATTCGTCAGTATAACCAGTAAACGTGGCTAAACAAGTTCCTGGTGTCCATGCTACAGTTTGTACGTAATAATAGGCTACTGCAGGATCTAATGTAAAGTTAACAGAATTTAGGCCAACATTATAGTTAAAGTTAACTAAGTTTTGTGGACCAAGACCTGCTGTAATTACTGCTGTGTTATTTTGAGGTAATTGACCATCTCCATAGGCTTGGTTAGGACCACCACCATTAGATACAATGTTAGGAATAATTACATCATCTACAACACTACCGTCAATTTCATAAGTAGTAATTCTAAATCCTTCAATACCTTGTGCTGTTGCAGGAGGACTAGGTAATCCACCAGTATATAAAGGGTTTAAGTAACTAACTGTATGTAAGTCATCAGCATACATATCATGTATTTGTACTCTTGTGTTAACACCTATTGAACTAGGTGCTGCTACACCCATTTGAGTTAGTTCACTACCTGTAATAAATGAAGTAAAATCAGAAAGCGGACGTCCATTAAAATAGATGTTAGTACATGGAGGATTTGAATCATCTCCTTGTATTGCACCTTGATAAGGACCTTCTGCCCATGTTAAATCATACCATGGTTTCTTACCACCTATTACATTATAAGGTCCGTAAGATTGTGGTCTAAGATCTACTACACCACTAGTTTCATCTCCTATTTTTAAGATGTATTGTTCTACTTCTTGTTCAGAGTTTTGTAAGTTAGCAGGTGAAACACTACCTAAACCTATTATTTCTGTATCAACAGGCGATACATGTACATAAGTCTGTAATATATTTTGTATATCAAAGATAGCTTTACCTTCTGTGTTAGCTGTTTGTCTAATATCTGCTAGGATATTACCACCAAGGGTTTGTACTTGCAATACATATTTGTCAGCTCCTGTCGTTAAACCACTTAGTGTAACAGGATTAGGACCATAAGCTAGGTTATATGTTCCTGGGGATTGTGTAATTATAACTGTTGTCGCCATATTAAATATCTTGTGTTAATTGTTGAGCCACTCCATCGGCTACTATTTCTGCAATTAAGTCTGCGTCAAAAAAACCTCTTGCTGGCAAACCAAATCGTCTTTGTTTAAATTCATAAAAGGGTTCAGATGTAGGTCTTTCACTTACTCCAAACGGTACTTCGTCTGCTATTCTATCGTCCGTACCGTTAACACCGAAGTTTTGAAACATACCATAGAATAACATCTCTATAAAGAGACTATCACCTTGTACTCTTGCTTGTACAGATTGTTTTAGGGCTCCTGTGTCTACTGGCGCTCCGCTTTTAATATCATCTACAATAGGACCTGCAATCTGTAATAGGATTGCTGATATGTCTTGCAGTGATTGACCAAAGCCACCAAGTTGTTGTTCGAATTCGTCTACTGTCAT